GCCCACGTTTTTCATTTGTCCACGTGCCATTTTTTCGGTGGCAACGGTATCTACCATCGACTTCATCGCGCCGTTTAACATCATCACGGAACGCGGATTTTGTAACACGTTTTCAATCAGTAGGCTGGCAAGTTTTGGCTCGGCATTGACGAACTTATTGAATAACAGCTGATCCACGTCCGCATTTCGCCCTGCAGTCAAGCGGTCAAAATTATGCGGTTGAAATCCTACATCATAACCTTTCGGCACGCGTACCATTCTTGGATTGCCCGAACGTGTGCCGACTAGTTTTTCCTGCCATTCGATTTCTGGCGATGGACTGACGGTTTTACCCATCTCTTTCAAATCATCTTCATCGTGAGCGGTGACGGTACAGTGGCAGCCATACGCCTTGATTGGGTAGTAATAACGCCAAAATGGATCGCTTGCAGGCAAAATCGTGCCGTCCAAATCAATATGCTCTTGACGTGGGTGGGCGTTGTCGTGGTGGTGATATTCCCAATAAGGCATCACATCAGCCAAATCCAAATGTTGTTGCAAACGACCGCGATTGTAGGCAGCGTAAACGTTGGTATCGTAAATAATACGGGTTCGCCAATTTCTGCCACCGTTGTAATCCCAGCCTGTGCGAGCCACAATTTCATCAAACTGCTTGCGAAAGCCCTCCAGCGTTTCGCCATTGTTGATGGCTTCGTCCACCGCTTCGCGAAAGGCAAGCAGCACTTCATTGCGGTTTGCCCCTGCGACCATAAAAAAGTAGTCGTGTTCTTCGCCCAATACGTCCAAATAGCTGTTGGTCGGTAGATTGAGCTTTTTCTCAAAGTATTTGACTTGATTTTCAAAAGTGAATTTCATTGAAAAATCTCCTCTAGCCCCTCTTTACTAAAGAGGGGGGCTTGGCACGCTCATCTTCTACAGATTGTCGCCCTGCAAACTGTGCCGCAGTTGAACCCCAAGCTAGCAGTTCGCCATATTCGGCATAGCTGAGTTCTGGGATTAGGCTATCAAGTTGGTTGCGAAAATCTTCCAAACTTTCGGCTTGCCCTAAGCGATCACGAATATCGTATAGCCAAGTTTCAACAACGGCTTCGCCTTCCACTTCCAACTGTTCGCCAATGGTTTCAATCACGCTTTTGGGGATTGGCTCGGCAAAATCCACCTTATCCGTCCCCCTCTTTTGTAAAGAGGGGTTAGGGGAGATTTCTTGCATCACAATATCGCCCTCTTCAAAACCATAAGCGCGGTGGATATATTGCTCGGTAAAGCCTACTCCCATTTCAGTTAAGAGCTTATCGCGTTCGGCTTGTAGTTTGTCGATACTTTCTTGCTCGAATAGCTCGAAGGTTGGGAAGGTATCCACGCTGAAATTGAGTTCACAAATCCACGCCAGCAACTGATTGAACACGCCTTCCACAAGGCTGGCGTCATCGTTGCGAATATCACGCGTCACTTCTAGCCCTGCGGTGGCAGAGGCTCGGTTAGCTTCCGCTTCAGTGGTTTGGTTTTGACCGAGTAACGCAATGGCGATTTCTGATTTGCAGTAACGTAAGAAATCATCGAATACTTGTGAGCTTGCCCCTTTGCTTGCACTTTCTTTTAAATCAATGGAACTATCTTCAGGAATGGCAGCTACGGCGGTTCCCAACATCTTTTCCATACTATCCAAAAGTTCATCAATTTCGTGAATTTGGGCTTGGCGTGGGTGTTTACCGACCAGCCACGGGCTGCCATATTTTTCCATAAATTCCAACCAGAATTTAAAGCCTCCTTTCTTAAACGTTGCCGCCCAGAAGCAGAGCGAAAGATCGCCCAAGCCATACGGGTTGATGTAGGTCGCATTTTGGGTTGCCAGCAACATTCGATAAGGTGGCAGTTCTTCGCCGTTGATGTTCTCTTTGGTACGAAGTTTAAGTTGGTTTTCCTCATCGAAGACGAACCACTCTTGCGGTTTGCCGACAATGGCAACAGGCAACAACAAGCCGTCTTTGCTTTCCCACATCACTTCCAACGCCTGATAACCAAACAACGTGGCATCTAAAATTTGGCTGATAATATGCGACATCGGCAAGCGGTCGAAAAGTGCGGTTAAAATCTCATCCGTTTTTTCATTGCCTGTTGGGGTAATGTGCCATTCTAGCCCTTTGATTGCCGCTTTTCTGCGGCGAACACAGCCGCCTACGTGGCTGTCGGATAGGATTTCACGGTAAGCCGAAATATCCTTTCCCATTTTCTTTAGCACAGGATCAGGGTTCGGCAGGTAGTGCATAAACGCCCAATAGTCAATGGCGTTAGCACGGCTGGCGATGACGCGGATTAGGTCTTGTTTTTTTGGTGTCATTGGCTTTCCTTATTTTTCATAATCCACAAAGGCGGCAAGCAATAAAAATACCCACCAACAGCGGCAGAAATGGTTAAAGTTACAAATGCGATCATGGTTAATATCCTTGCGTTAATTTTCGGCTGGCTCTTGGTTTGCGACTGTGGGCTTTAACCGGCAACTGCACCAACTGACGGCTAGCATAATGAGCAAGCAATAAAGAAATTGCGGTGTCGCCGTGGCGTTTGTTTTTGCCGTCTGCACTTTTGGTTCGTTTATCGGGAATGCGTGGCACGCCTTTCACCACTTGGAACGAACGCAAATCGGCAAGAATATCGGCATCTTTGGGAATGCTGTCGAGTTCACCATCTTCGAGTGCGGCTTTAAATGGGGCGGTGTGTTCGCGATACCATTTTTCCGATAACTGCACGCAATCCACCAATGAGCCGAAGGCATCACGAGCAGCTTCAGCTAAATAGCCCCCATTCCCACGCGCATCAAAAGCAGCACCGGCGAAGCGTGGCAAATGCTTGAAAATAAACAGCACAATTTGTTCTTGTTGCTTGTAAGGCATATTGCCCAGCTCCACAATCAATCGAACGCTTTTGGTTAAGTTTTGCTGTTGTGCTAACACCACAAAGGACGTCATATCGCCACTACGGGCAAAGTCTTCGCCTAAAAAATGTAATTGCGTTTCATCTAAGGTTTGCAAAATCGGGGCAAGCGTGGTTTCACACCAATCCTGCATTTCCTGATAGCGTGTCGGTTCAGGCACAAGGCTAAAGCCATCTTTTGCCGTCATTCGGATTACAGGCGTGTTTTCGCTCATTTGGCGTTCAATCAACGCACGTGAGAGCCATAAGCCTGTGCCGTTTTTCGGCACGCAATAGTATTCTTCTTCCGCATCTTCTTTGGTTGCCGTGTCATTGAGTAGGTTTTCTTTCCATTCTGCTTCTTTTTCGGCTGTCCATTCTTGCTTGCTGACTTGGCAAATACGTTGGTATAACCCTTCAGCACAGGCATCATCAAGGGTAATCGTATGCACTGAGTAGCGTTTTCTACCTGCCCGACTATCTAAAATTAGCTCATTGAAAAGGTTGTCCGCACCGTTGTGGGTAGAAATCAACCGCACTTTTGCACCCCACATTGTGAGAGCAAGAGCGGCTTTTAATACTTCCGCAAGGTATTCGTGGAAGGCTGCTTCATCAATCACCACCACGCCTTGCATACCACGTAAGTTTTTCGGGTTGCTAGAAAGGGCTTTTACTTTGAAGCCTGATGCAAAATAGATCACATAGGTCAGAATGTCCTTGTCTTCATCTTGCAATACTTCTTCTTGAATTTCGCCAGCAGCATAGTTAAATGCCCTTGCCCACATTGCCACCGCGTCAATAAATTCACGTGCCATCTCTTTGTTAGAGCCAATGTAGAACACATCAGAACCACCATCTTTCTTGGCAAGGCTGGCAATCAAGGCATCATCAGCGGCTTCTGCCCACGTCAAACCGGTTCGGCGAGATTTTTCAGCGATTTTGAGCTGGGATTTATCGGCTATCCAACGCTTTTGGTAGCCCAACAGTAGCTCGTTTGGGTCAAAAGGAATGAGATCTTTCACTATGCAATACCTAAAATTTGCTGTTTGATTTTGTCTGCGGTTTCTGCCGACAAGCCAGCCTGAATTACGATTTTTTCCGTTTCTTCAGCGGCAAGTTCCGCACGCCGTTTCACATCAGCTTGATAGACTTTGAGCTTGGTGCTTGCTTGAATGAGTGATGCCACATTTTTGCCTGCAAAACTTAGGGCTTGGAATTTCTCCATCGGGGTCATCTCATCATCTTTGGCTTCTTCAATATCGACCAACGCATCAAACAAAGACGACTGCAACATCCCCATCAAGGCTTCACTACGTTTGTCTTCCTTATCTTCCGCGCCTTCGGCAATAATGCGAGCCGCTTCAGTACTGTCCTTGATTGCCTTAAAACGGCGTTCAATCTTCTGCCCATAGCGATGAATCGCCGATTTACTGATGGAATAACCTTTCTCACGCAATAGCGTTTCCAATTCCACATAACCCGAAAAACCGTTCTCAGTTAAGGCGCGTTCCAGCCAGCGGCGAACATCTTCGGGCAGTTTTTCGATACTTGAACGGGGTGCCATGATTTCCCCCTATGCCCAATACTTTTCAGGGCGGGCAATCCCTGCTTGGCAGTCGATGGTGTATTCCACAATATCCACGCCCAAGCGGTTAATATCGGCAAACCATACGCCGTGCGGTTGTTTGGTCAGTTCCACCAGTTTGCGGTCGGAAAGGTATTCCAACTGCTGGCGGATTTCGTGCGGCGTGACATTTGGGTAAATGCCACGCATCACATCAAGTAAAAATTGCTCGCTGGTGGTGTAAGGCATTGCTTTATGTAATACGTTGAGCAACTGCCAACGCATACCTTCGCGACGGGCTTTTTCCATCATTTTGCACTCTCCATTTTGTATAAATCACTAAGGGTTTTATGTAATGCGTCCATTTTGGCTTCTAGCACCGTTTGCCCGCGAATGTAGTCATCACGTAATACATACACAAGCGGTAGGGAGGATTGCATTTGGTTGAATTGCTTTTCCAATTCTTCCACTTTGTCGTTTACTTTGAGCTGGTTTTGGTGGCGCTCCGACAGTGAGTTTTGAAACTGTGATACTAAAATCTTGGCAAAGCCAAAACAGCAACCTAAGAATGAAAGCAACAACCCCACCAAGTGCCAAAATTCCACGTTAATGGTCATTGTTCGTCTCCTTGCAGATTTCCCGATAGGTCGCGTTATGCACCGCAATTTGACGGAGCGTTTCGGTGGTGTCTTGACGGCTTGCCTTAATTACACCAAAGCCTGAACAGCTCGGGTTAATCACGGAGATCGCCTTGTTGTTGCAGGCGGTTAATGACGTCATCACGGCGAGAGCCACGAGTGTTTTCTTCATTTTTCTTTCTCACTTCAAAATGTTTGACTTGGGTTTGCGCTACTGCTTTTTCCTGTTGCAGTTGCTCGTTTTGCTTAAACAATCGGTCTATTTCTTGATGAGCTTTGCGGATTTTATAGGTGGTCAGCATTGCTCCTATCAGACCCACTACAACAAAGCCTAAAATCAGATAAAAAATCATTCTTCACGCCCCCGATTATTTAACGCATTAGCGAAACCTTTGGTCGCCACGCCACCACCGCAAAATAGGGCGAAGGTGGTAAAGAGTTCGCCTACATAGGCACGGTCTAACCACACAGCATAAACCAAAATGCCAGCCATCAATAAAGCCCCAAAAAATTGGATAAAGGCGGTGGTGGAAAGACGACCATCGTTGTTAGTAATCAATTCTTTGAGTGCCATTAGTAACTCCAGCGTAAGTAAAACCATTGGGCAACCGTGCGACCTTTATTGATTGCACGGCTAATTTTGGCGTTATTGCTTAATTTTTTCATTGTGTTCTCCGTTTTACCGTTCCCTTCTTTTGTAAAGAGGGGGTAGGGGAGATTTATTTAAATAAATGCTCAACATTCACGACTTCTTCGCTATCCAGCCAGCTCCACACATCAAAGCACGGGCAGTCTTTAATCCATTCATTAGGTGTGATTGTTCCATCGCCATTTAGGTCTGGACTTAAATCACGATGTCCACAAATGCGAGCGCTGGGATATTTGGCTTCAAGCTCACGCAGTAAACGGTGTAGGGATTTCCATTGAGCTTCGGTATATTCACCGTGATTGCGTTTGTCTTTGGTAATACCGCCGACCAAGCAGATGCCAAGGCTGTTTAGATTATGCCCCTTAACGTGTGCGCCTGTTTCACCTTCTTTGCGACCTGTTTCGACTGTGCCGTCGGTGTCAATCACAAAGTGATAGCCAATATGTTGTAGATGAGGATTAAAGGCTTTGTAATTGCCAGTCAAGCGTTGAAAGCCACGTACTTTGTGCCAGTCGTCGATACGCTGTGCAGCGGTTTGGGTGGTGGTGCGTAACTGGTTGCCGTTTTGAGTGGCTGAGC